TCGCTGGTAGCACTCAATCAGGTCAGAACTTTATTGAATACAATACTGGCACAGGCACTAATGGCTACATCATCATTGGTACAGATCAGATTCTCTTTGCTCAGACTTCCGGCGCTGGCCCACAGGGCGTTCAAGGCTCAATCGGAACGCAGGGCGTACAGGGGCTACAAGGGGCAACTGGACTCCAAGGAGCGCTTGGAACCCAAGGAGCGCTCGGAACGCAAGGTTCAATCGGAGCGCAAGGAACCGCTGGCACAAATGGCCTCCAAGGTTCAACTGGTTCCCAAGGTACGGCTGGATTTGTAGGCTCTAACGGCGCGCAGGGATCAACGGGAGCGCAAGGAGTCGCTGGTATCCAAGGAACCCAAGGAATCACGGGTCAAACTGGTTCCCAAGGTGTAATCGGATTACAAGGAGCCACAGGACAAACTGGCTCACAAGGCGTAACGGGTTTGCAAGGTTTCATGGGTGCAACAGGATCAACTGGCGCACAAGGAACCTCTGGAACAAATGGATCACAAGGAACAAACGGCGTACAAGGATTTACTGGAGCAACAGGTTCACAAGGTCTAACGGGGTCACAAGGTCTCACGGGTCTGCAAGGATTTAACGGAACCCAAGGAGCAACGGGAACCCAAGGTTACACGGGATCACAAGGAACGCTCGGAACCCAAGGTACATCAGGTACTAATGGAACTAACGGCGCAACTGGAACCCAAGGAACTACTGGATCAACTGGTAGCCAAGGTACAACTGGTTTGCAAGGTATTCAGGGAACCCAAGGGCTTCTCGGAACTCAAGGACTTCAAGGAACTACTCCTGCTGTTGTTATGCAGCAATGGCGCAAAGCGGCGGCAGGTGGCGAAACCACACTATCCGGCACAGACGATTTCGCCACTTCACTTTCTTATGTAGTCGGCGCTGAGCAGGTATTCATCAACGGCGTACTTCTTGAGCGTGGTGTGGATTACACCGCAACTACGGGTACTTCGATCACAGGGCTTACTGCTCTCGTTGCCGGCGATATTGCCACAGTAGTTTCGCCATCTAGTTTTGCCGTAGCCAACGCGATTCCTCTTAGCACCGTTACCGCTAAGGGCGATCTCATCACCGCTACCGGCGCTTCAACCGTCACCAACCTCGCAGTCGGCGCTGACGGCTCAACACTCGTTGCAAACTCTTCTGCTGGTGCTGGAGTGTCTTGGCAACCAGCCAAAACTGCCAATGGCATCATCAACGGCGGGATGGACATTTGGCAGCGTTCTACATCTCAGACCGCAGGAACTTCTGGCTATCTAACTGCTGACCGCTATTACCTCAACAATGCTGGCGCTACTGGCTTCACATTCAACCAAGGTGCTTCTGACCTAACAGGATTCAGATACTTTGGCCGCTTGCAACGCGCTTCAGGTAATGCCACGACAACTGCAATGACACTTGGCTACACACTTGAAACTAGCGAATCTCTACGCTTTGCAGGCCAAACAGTTACCTTCTCGTTCTACGCTCGCAAGGGTGCAAACTACTCAATGGGTGCCTTCCCAGTAACCCTTTATTATGGAACTGGAACAGACCAGCGCCTTTACTCATTTACTGGATTGACGGCGGTTGCAACTTCTCCAAACTTCTCGCCAACAACTTCTTGGGTGCGTTACTCACAAACTGTAACTATTCCATCAACTGCAACAGAGTTAGGTTTTGAAGCATTTTTCAGCCCAACTGGAACTGCTGGCGCAGCCGATTACATTGACCTAACTGGTTTCCAACTAGAACTTGGCTCAGTTGCAACTGCTTTCTCCCGCGCTGGTGGAACACTTCAGGGGGAGTTACAAGCCTGTATGCGTTATTACTATCGCTGGACTGCAAACGCCACTTACTCTCGTTACCCAGTATCAGGGCTTGCGGCTTCTACAACCCTAGTCTTCTTTCCATCCATTACCCCAGTTCCTTTGCGAGCAGTACCTACTGCCGTTGAGAGCAGTTCAAACTGGCGTGTCTATGATGGCGCAAGTGTCGTGACTGGCGTAACCATTGGAATGGTGGTTTCAACAGAAGCGGAATTGCAACCATATCTAACTGCAACTGTATCAAGCGGATTGACCCAATACAGGCCGTATATGCTCACCGCCAATAATGATGCTTCAGCCTACATCGGCCTGAGTGCGGAGTTGTAATGAACATTGAACACTTTACCCAAACAGACTGGGCTGGCAATACGATTGATATGGTCAGAACAGATGACGGCAACGGCAACTTGGTTGTAATGACCAAGGAAACCTACGAAGCCAGCACACTCCCATCCAACTCTTCTATCCCACAGGCAGGTGAATAATGAGTCGCGCACAACTTACAAGTACGGTAGAGCAGAACTCGGCAGGAGCAGCGGCTCCAGTTGTGGCGGGTAAAAACCTAGCAATAAATGGATTGCAAGAAATTTGGCAGCGTGGTACTTCTTTCTCAGGCGCTGGAGTTTATACATCTGATAGATGGTATTCGGGTACCGCTAACACTACTTATGCTCAGGAAACATCAGTTGTACCAACTGGCATTAGGTATGCAATGAAGATGACAACTAGCACAACTGGAGTAGCCCCTACTATTTGGCAAGCGGTAGAAACTGCTAATGCAATTCAATTTGCAGGACAGACCGTAACACTTTCTTTTTATGCTCGCTCAACAGATGCAGTTGCAGCATTGATTCGCTTGGATTACTCAACAACTTCCGATACTGCTGTTACTGGAAGTTACACTTCTATTGGCGCTTCAACTCCAGCAACAACCTCAACAGGTTATACAAGGGTTTCGGCTCAATTTGCAGTTCCATCAAATGCTCTTACCTTGCGCTTGATTATTGGCGCTGGTGCTAACTTGAGCAACGGTGGTAGTTTTTACATCACAGGCATCCAACTTGAAGCAGGAAGCGTAGCCACTCCATTCAGCCGAACAGGTGGAACACTCCAAGGCGAGTTAGCCCTCTGCCAGCGTTATTATGTTCGCTTTGGTGCAGATGGAAATGCTTACGCACCTATGGCGGTTGGCCTGATGAAAAGTACAACAAATGCAGAAGTGCTAAAACCGTTGCCAGTACGAATGAGAACTGCTCCAAGTGCTGCAATAAGCGGAAATTTTTATATTTCATTAGGAACAACAAGTTCTAACGCATCGGCACTATCAATTTATTCAAGTACAACCGATATGATTGATTTGCAATTCACAACAGGAACATTGGTTGCTGGTTCAGCCGTGTCGGTATTTACAAATAACAGTACCGCTTCTTATATTGAGGTAAGTGCAGAATTATGACAAAATATGAATTGATTGAAATAGAGTTTTCAGCACCTTGCGTAAAGCGCACCGATGAAGATGGCAAGGAATGGTTTATCCCTGCCGACCCTGCCAACTCAGACTACCAAGCATACCTAGCCAGCCTAGAGGCGTAACTGGAACACTCCACAGAGAGTTAAGACCTGTTACCCTTAATCTATGGGATTAGCGATCATGGGTTTTATATGCGGTTTGACGATCGGATACATTCATGGAAAATACTGATCTAGTACCGCTTGAAGAAATCTACCGCCAACTTAAGAACCGCTACGACACATCAGGCTTTAGCCCGTATGTGATCCGCACCGATTGGCAGATTATCCGGCGCATAGGAGTTCATCCTGCGCTCGCTACTGTTCAAGACCTTGAGAAAGTAGTCTTATCGGCTACCAAGCAATCTACCAAGGCAAACTATGTTTCGCGCCTACGCTCGATTTACAAGCACCTCAACAAGATGAACCTACTTAACGGCAATAACCCCGCAGAGGATCTTCCCAAGGTCAAATCTGGTCGTGGCGTACCCAAGCCTGTTACTCAGGCTGAATTCGATAAGTTGATGGCTGAGGCTAAACAACCTTACAAGGATTGGTTCATTCTCGGCGGCTTAGTCGGACTACGCGCGCATGAGGTAGCCAAGATCGAAGGCGCTGATCTGATCGAAGATAACGGCGGCTATTCCTTACGGGTGGTTGGCAAAGGCAAGACCGATCTGATCGTTCCAGTAGCCAAGAGGGTTGCCGAGATGATCCAATCTCACGGCACTTTAGGCAGACTTTGGATTATTGACCCTAATGGCTTCTCTAAAAAGGCGGCAGACGAGATGCGCCGAATCCTCGGCCCGAACGCCAAGCACTTCCACTCTTTGCGCCATTACTTTGCGACTACGATGCTTGAGAAGTCCGGCGGCGATCTCCTAGCCGTTAGAGATCTGATGCGCCACTCATCAGTAGCCACTACTCAGGTTTATACGCAACTCTCGCAGGACAAAACACGATCGCTTGTGAACTTGATAGAGTAGCCCAATGAACCTCGTTCAAAAGGCGGTTGAACAGGGTGGCAAGTTAGCACCCATAGCAATACCCAATACCTTTGGGGGAATGAACCCCTCGGTCTTTATTGATCCTGACGGCGATATCCTCGTTAATGTCCGCGTGGTCAATTACATTCTTTACCATAGCGAGAACAAGCAACTTTA